CCATGGAAAGCCTTCTTGCGTGACATCACCGCGCAAGAAGGCTTTCCATGGGACATTGAGTGGCCTGAGCAGCCCTGATCATTTGTTGGAGCAGTAAATGTCAACGATTGACGCGACAGACGCACGCCTGGCAACTCATGAAGAAATATGCGCCATCAGGTATGACCAGATCAATGCCAGGCTCAAGCGCATAGAGGGCATATTGATGAAGACTGCTGGCCTGATGATCGTGTCAATGGCTGGCACGATCTTCTCAGCGGTCTGGATACTCAAATGAGAGATTGGGCAGTCAGCTTCATTGCGGCTGCCCTTCTTGTCGGCATGATAGTTTGGTGCGTCAGGGTCTTCATCCTGGTGCTGTCATGAGACTTAAAATTGCCATCGGCATCATTGCCGTTTGGTGGCTTCTTCAGGTCGCCTTGTTTGTATTAAGGGGGCTTGAATGATCGATCCAGTAAGCGCATTGGCGGCAGTTAACACTGCCGTCAACATGATTAAAAAGGCGTCAGCCACTGTGGACAATGTGGCCAGCCTGGGGCCGCTGATCGGCAAATACTTTGACGCCAAGCACACGGCCACCAAAGCGGCCAGAGAGGCCAAGAAGTCCGGCGGCTCTAACATGGGCAAGGCCATCGAGATCGAACTGGCCATCAAGGCCCAAAAGGATTTCGAGGTCGAGTTAAAAAATCTGTTTTTTTCTACCAATAACATGGACGTCTGGAACCAGATCCAGGTTCGTGTGATGGAGATGAACAAAGAGGACCGGGAAGAAGAGCGCAGAGAAGCTGCCCGTGCCGCCAACGCTGCCAAGCGGCGCAAGGAGTTGATTGAGTTGGGTGTGGGCATTACGCTCATCACCGTCATCTGCGTGATCATCCTATGGGGTGTATTTGCCCTGATCGCTTATTGCTCTGATGTGGGGTGTGGCTGATGTGGATAAGTGGAAAGAAGTCAAAGATGGTTTTGACCAGTGGCTCAAGATCTCCTGTTATCTCGCCCTCATCGGTGTGGGGTTTGACTTGCTCCAATACTTGCCTGTCTATATCGCAGAGCGAATCATTGCGGCTGTCCTGGAGAAACTAGGCATATGAAACACATTGCACTGATCTTGGCGGTGTTGGCGCTGGTCGGCTGTGAAGACCGATACCGATACCCTTGCCAAAACCCTGACAACTTCCACAAACCAGACTGCCAAAAGCCTAAGTGTTTGTTCACGCAGCAATGCCCTGAGTATTTGGTGGCCCCTATCTTGGAGAAGCAAATTGATCAAACTAAACAACCCACAGACACCAAAGCTGACCGCTGAAGAACTGGAGGTCAGGGTGTGGGGCTTTGTGGTCGTGATGATCACACTGATCCTGGCTGGCATCGTCTTTGCCCTGCTGTACTCAGTGACCTTTGTGACGCAGCCGATCAAGTCGATGGCTCCTATCGACCAGGCTTATACAAAGATGCTCAACGACATCGTGCTGCTGATTGTGGGTGGCATTGGCGGCATTGTTGGCAAGCGTGCTGTCAGTGGCGTGATCAACAAGCAGCCGCCAGCCACCTCTGCTGTGGCCACCAACACCGCCACCAACACGGCAACTCAGACAGCATCACAGCAGCACCAGGCCTATTGCGCACCGACCACCACGGTGTCCATGCCTGACTTCAACTGGATGGGCTACAAGAACCCAGACCTGGATGAGTCCTGGACGCCTGGCCCACCACCGACAACGCCACCAGAACATCAAGAGCCTGAAGAGGATCGTGCAGAGATTGCAGCGGCTCGGAAAGAGGCGACATGACCTCCATACAGCGCACGGGCATTGCAGTGCTGCTGACGCTGCTGGCGATCTTTGGAATCTACAAATACGGCTACAACAGCGGCTGGGGTGACAGAGATGCCGAGATGCAGGCAGAGATTGCCAAGAAGAATGAAGAGGCGAGAGCCAAAGAGCAAGAGATGGCCAAGGCTGTCGCAGACAAAGAAACCGAACTGAGAAAGGCCAACGATGTTGTCTCTCAAAAGCAAACTGACCTTAATCGCCTCATTGCTGCTGGCAGGGTGCGCATCCCCACCGCAAGTTGCGTACAAGCCAGCCCAAATCCCCCCATTGCCGCCGGAAATAGCAACCAAGCGCCAAGCCAACCTGACCGAGCGCCTGACCCAGATCCTGGTTCCAGTGGAGCCAGCGAGGCCGAGCGCCAAACCCTCCAACTGATCGCGCAGATTGCAGCCGATGGGGACAGGGCGATCAACCAATTGAATGCGTGCATAGACGCCTACGACAACATGAGGAACATCATCAATGCTCAACGCTGACCAACTCAAGAAGCTGCACATTGGCCCTCAGTGGGTCGATGCGCTAAACGCTACATTCGAGAGATTCAACATCCTGACGCCACGCCAGCAAGCTGCCTTCATCGGCCAGTGCGGCCATGAGAGTGCCAACTTTCGCGTGCTGGAAGAAAACTTGAATTACCGGGCGGCAACGCTGATGAAACTATTTCCCAGAACGACACGGCGTGCCTGGGGCTTTACGCCCGAAGAGGCTGCTGCATATGAACGACAACCAAAGAAAATTGCAAATCGCATTTACAGCAACCGCATGGGCAATCGGGACGAGGCTTCTGGTGATGGGTATCGTTTTCGTGGTCGTGGCTGCATCCAGTTGACAGGATCTGCAAATTATTACCATGCAGGCAAGGCGCTGGAGGTGGACTTCATCATGGAGCCTGACCTTGTGGCCACACCTCAGTATGCTGCCCTGACCGCTGGATGGTTCTGGGACACCCAGAAGCTGAATGCTTTGGCTGAGTCAGGCAACAACCTGGCGCTCACAAAGAAGATCAACGGCGGCACGATTGGCCTGGATGACCGCATCTTGCACACGAATCACGCCCTTGAGGTGTTGGGCGGGTAAAGGTGGAATAATTGGACTATGGCCAACGTCAAACAGCAATTAGAAACACCCTTTGTACCGAGTCTGGGATTCCCACCAGATGGGTACGAGCGCAGGCACTTTAATGAGAATTACGGTGCGCTGAACAATTTCTTTTTGAAGTTGGTGTTCAGTCTTGGATCGCTGTTCGGCCCCAGGGGTGGCAAGTTCTTGAACAACCCATATGGAGCGTTTCAAGACAGCACTGACCAGACAGCAGCCAGCACCACTGTTGCATACCCTGTCAAATTCAACACTGTTGACTTCTCCAATGGCGTGACCATTGCCAGCGACTCACGCCTGACGGTGGCTGTCGATGGGCTGTGGAATTTGCAGTTTTCTTTCCAGTTCAAAAACGCTGGCAACGATGGCCAGGATATTGATATTTGGTTCAGAAAGAACGGCACAAACATTGACAACAGCAACAGCCGATTTCACATCCCAGCCAGAAAGTCTTCTGGAGATCCAAGCCACTTGGTCGCAGCCATGAATTTTTTTGTGAGCGTGGTGGCCAATGACTACATTGAGATCATGTGGCGCACCACCAGCACTGATGTGAGTTTGGAGCAGTTCCCAACCAGCACAAGCCCCACAAGGCCAGCAGTGCCATCAGCCATTGTGACCATGAGTTTTGTGTCCAATTTACCGAGTTAACAGCCATGTATCTACCCATCAAGCTGCCGCCAGGCATTTACCGAAATGGCACTGAGTACCAGGCTGCTGGCCGCTGGTATGACGCTAACCTTGTGCGCTGGTACGAGAACACGCTGCGGCCCATTGGCGGCTGGCGCAAACGCTCCACTGCCCAGATGTCTGGGTCTTGCCGTGGCCTGATCACCTGGCGCGACAACAGCGCCAACCGCTGGATCGCTGCTGGCACGCATACCAAGCTGTACGTCATGAATGAGGCTGGCACGCTCAAGGAGATCACGCCATCTGGCTTCACGGCAGGCGTGGCCAACTCCACCACACTGACAGGCTACGGCGCCAACGTCTATGGATCCTTTGCCTATGGCGTGGCACGGCCTGATACTGGCCAGCCCATCCCTGCCACCACCTGGAGCCTTGACAATTGGGGCGAGTACTTGGTGGCCTGCTCTAATGCCGATGGCAAGCTGTACGAGTGGCAACTCGGCTTTTCATCGCCTACGCTGGCCGCAGCCATTGCCAACGCACCAACGAACAACGAAGCGTTGCTGGTCACGCAAGAGCGCATCTTGTTTGCGCTCGGCGCTGGTGGCAACCCTCGCAAGGTGCAGTGGTGCGACCAGGAGAACAACACCCTTTGGACGCCTGCCACCGACAACCTGGCTGGTGACTACGAACTGGCCACCCCTGGGTCACTCCTGGCTGGCAAGCGCGTCAAGGGCGTGAACCTGCTGTTTACCGATGTGGATGTGCACACAGCGCAGTATGTGGGTGCGCCATTTGTCTATGGCTTTGAGAAGGCTGGCTCGGGCTGTGGCCTGATCTCGGCTCAGTCAGTGGCTGCCATTGACACTGCGGCCATCTGGATGAGCAAGGCTGGCTTTTGGATTTATGACGGTTACGTCAAGCCACTGCCAAGTGATGTCAGCGATTTTGTTTTTAAAGACATCAACCTGGCTCAGGCTTCCAAGATTTACTGTGTGCACAACAGTAAGTTTGGTGAAATCTGGTGGTATTACCCAAGTGGCGGCAGCAACGAGAACGACAGCTATGTCACGTTCAACTACCGCGAAAACCACTGGAACATCGGCTCTCTGTCACGCACGGCTGGCACGGATTCTGGTGTGTTTACATATCCGCTGATGGTGTCCAGTGATGGCTACATCTACGAGCATGAGGTGGGCTTTGCCTATGACGGTGCGTCTGTTTACGCTGAGTCTGGGCCAGTGCAGCTTGGCAATGGCGACAACGTGATGGCTGTGCGCCAGGTCGTGCCGGATGAGTCAAACCTGGGCGATGCCGTGGTGTCGTTTAAATCCAGGCTTTATCCCACAGGGGCGCAAACCTCATTTGGCCCGTATTCGGCAGCCAACCCCACCAGCGTGCGCTTTTCGGGCAGGCAGATCAACATGAAGGTGACAGGCGACACCTTGGCCGATTGGCGGGTTGGCGTGATGCGCCTTGACGCTGTGCCAATGGGCAAGCGATGAACGACTTGGAGCATCTGGAGCGACTGCGCCACCATGTGGAGGCGGCATTAGAATACTCTGGAGGCACACACCATTTTGATGATGTCATTGAGATGGTCAAACAGAACAAATTGCAGGTATGGCCTGCTGTCAATTCTGTAGTGCTGACTGAGATCATTGTCTATCCAAGGCTCAAGAATTTGCATTACTTCTTGGCTGGTGGCGACCTCGATGAACTCTCACGGATGCGACCGATGATCGAGTCCTGGGGCAAATCGATTGGATGCACCAGGGTGTCATTGGCAGGCCGAAGGGGCTGGGCCAAGACATTTTTGAAGGATGAGGGGTACAGCCCACAGTGGACTGTCCTTGCGAAGGCACTTTAGGAGATAGATGATGGCGACAGAACAGCAAATCTTGGCATTCTTGCAGACACCAGGTTTAACCGATGCGCAGATCGCCACCGAGTTGAACCGCATTGGTGCAACAGCGCAGCAGGTGTCGAACGTCACAGGCTTGCCAGTGGCAGAGGTGCAGCAGCGTATTGGCGCAGTGGTGGAAAGCCAATTGCTGAACGTGCTGCAAACGCCAAACCTGACTGATGCTCAAATCGTCAAGGAAATTAAAAACCTTGGTGCAACACCACAGCAAGTGTCTAACGTCACTGGCGTGCCAGTGGCTGAGGTGCAAGGCCGAATCAATCAAGTGGTTGAGACTCAGGTTTTGAATGCACTGCAAACGCCTGGCCTGACTGATGCTCAGATTGTTCAAGAGATTAAAAACATTGGTGCAACACCACAGCAAGTGTCTAACGTCACTGGTGTTCCTGTTGAGCAAGTGCAGAGTCGAATCAATGCTGTGACCACAGGCACTGGCACTGGTGTAACCACTGGCACTGGCGTGACCACTGGCACTGGCGTGACCACTGGCACTGGCGTGACCACTGGCACTGGCACTGGCACTGGTACAGGCACTGGTGTGACTACTGGCACTGGTGTAACCACAGGTACAGGAACTGGCACTGGTGTAACCACAGGTACAGGAACTGGCACTGGTGTAACCACAGGTACAGGAACTGGCACTGGTGTGACTACTGGCACTGGCACTGGCACTGGCACTGGCACTGGAACTGGCGTAACCACAGGAACAGGAACAGGAACAGGCACTGGCCTTCTTGACACCGTAGGAATCACTACTGGCACAGGCACTGGCACTGGCACTGGCACAGGCACTGGCACTGGCGTAACCACTGGAACTGGCGTAACCACTGGAACAGGTACAGGCACAGGAACTGTCACTGGTACAAATAACTTTAGCATTTTCAGCAACTGGCTCAACAGCACAGCAGGCTTGACTGACGCACAAATTGCTGCTGAGATGGCCAGGCTCGGCATCACCAATCAGCAAGTTGCAACGCTGACAGGATTGCCACTAAGCACTGTTGAAGGTCGATTTACGACAGCCAGAGCAAACACCACCAACACGACCAACACCACCAATGTCGGTGGAACCACCACCAATGTTGGCGGGAACAATGCCACCAATTTGTCAACATTCTCAAACTGGCTGCGTACCACGCCCAATTTGACCGATGCACAAATTGCTGCTGAGATGACAAGGCTCGGCATTACCACGGGTCAGGTGTCGAATCTGACAGGCTTGCCAGAGTCAAATGTCGGCAGCAGGTTTAATACAGTTGCACCATTTGCAAATGCTTTGCCTGCGACATTTGCCCAAAATTTCCAAAATTACACATCGATCCCAATCGGTGCGCAGTACAACCCAGGCGTCACGGCTGGCGGC